ATGACCGATTTTGCACTCTTCCACAAAGCAGACTGGCGCGACGGTGGGATGCCGAAGACAGAAGGCGCAACCCATATCGTCAGCCACGACACGCGCCACCGCGCCTACGATGTTCCCGCCGATCAGATCGATGAGTTCTATGAGTGGGTCGCAAGCGTGTTCAGTGGCGACAATGACCCGATGTTTGGCGTGGATTTTGACGGCACGGTCTACGAGTATCTTGATGAAATCGACGTGTCGGTGCGTGAGGTATGACCCCCGCAGAATTCAAAGAGGCCCGCCTGTCGCTGGGCCTCAAAGCAGAACAAGCCGCTCCGCTCTTTGGCTTGGGTGACAAATCACGGATCTACAACATCGAGTCGGCGGCGCAGGTGCCCCTGTGGCATGCGCGGCTCATGACCGCCTATCTCAGAGGATACCGTCCCGACGACTGGCCGACCGACGCAGTCGCGCGTGAGTGATCAGCACTCCGCCTCAAAAACGCCATTCTCAAATTCGATCTGCTCGGCGGTGGCGCGATCGGTCAGGACAATCTGACGCGCGGTGTCCGGCACAAATGTTTTTTCGCGCGTCACCACATCGCAAAAATTGACCTGACCGTCCGGCACTTGCACCGTGGTGCCGGCGCATCCGCTAAGGACGAGACAGGCGGTGAGACAAATCATCGTCCGTCGCATTTGACACTCCCTCTCTGATTGACAGGATCACCCGGCATTGCGCGGCCTCTTCTTTGTGCGATGTCGCAAGCGCCGTCTGTTGCGCCAAATTTGTGCGCAGCGCGCGCAAGTCAGCGGATAAATCTGCCTTGTCCGCCCGCAGCCCCTGCGCCCATGCAAAGAGGCCCAGACAGGCCACCAGAGCCGCGCCAAGCGCATATTTGGTGACCCACTTCATGATTGCACCAAATTAAATGCCCGCAGCCATGAGAGCGCCTGACGCTTTTCAAGCGCCGTGTTCCAATCCGGCGCGGTACGATCCACAACAAAGGGCGTGTCCTTGATGCCCTGCCATTTCTTGTACGCAGCGGCCAGCTTTGTATGATATCCATGCTTGGCATATCCGGGGCCGTTGTAGCCGCGCGCGAAACCGGCCCAATCCTTGCGGCGCAACTCATCATCCAAACCGCTGTTGACGATGAAACGCACCATGCCCGCCAATTGCTCCGCCTCGCCCTCAAGGAAGACTCTCACCATGTGCTCGGCGGTGATGTATCCAGCAAGGCGGGCGTTAAAGCCCATGACCTGCCCAAGGCCCCACGATGTAGATCTGAACGCTGCCTCGCGATTGATTCCCATCGCGGCCAGAATTCGGGGATAGCTGTCGCGAGGATAGGCGCGCTCACCCCAATTGCGATAGGCCAGACCCTCACGCACGGCGCGCTCACGCTCGGCCATAGTCGGCAGTTCTTTGTAAAAAATATGCGGCTCAAACAGCGCCCTAAGGCGGTTCTTATCGTCCCAACCGCCGCCCGATGTTTCGACATCCATGACCGCATGCAGGTGATCCTCTCCACAGCCAATGCTTGCTGCGAGCGCCGATATATCCAGATCGGCCAGCCGCTCACCCGTCCCTACAAATTTCATTTTTCACCCCCATCCTGAGGCACACGCGCCAACGCGCGCACGATCTGCAACAACAACCGACGCAGTGCCCCGGCCTCAACACCAAGCGCCAAAAGGCCCAGAGACATGTAGGTCCACTGCGGGACGGGCTTGGCCAAAACATCAAGACCATAATCAGCGACAAACAACGCCATCGCACAGAGCGTGGCAAACACCTGGACCCAGCCGACCTTTTTATCGACTTCGGCGCTTTTTTCATCCTCAGACATGGGTGGCCAACCTTCCCACCTGCCGCGCAGCGGCCCAAATGATCAAAAACCCGGCACCCGTTCCGATGGACGAGAGGCCAATCGTCGTGACAAAAAAGACCGGCACGGCCAGCGTCCAAAGATCATGCCTATTTTTGCGCAAAAATCGCGATGCGGGCCTGACCCATCTGCACATGTGCTTGATACAGCTCATGTTACCCCCACACTCTCTTGAGTAAAAAAATCATCACCAAATCACCCGGTTTTGTTGCAGCGTGCCCTCCTCAATGTGGCGGATCAGCTTAGCCATCACCCGGCCATTGATGTTGGTGTAATGCTCCGCCAGCTTGTGATTGTACGCCACTGGACCATAGAGCACGTCATAGAGTGTGCTTTGATCATATGACCCAGTGGCCCAATATGGTTCGAGCACATAGGCGAATGTCGCCTTTTCGATATCCAGAAGTGCCACATCCAATAAATCCGCCACCAGCCGGTATGAGTTATTGAGATAGCCATATGTGCGCAGACCGGGAGTTGGGATGCCGTTGCCTGTCCAATCGCGTATGACCACGCTGTCGCTATCGGGCGGCCAGATTGTCGTTTCCTCATCCAGTTCGACCATGCGCACGAGGACGGAGTAGGATGTTGTGACCGGGATCGTCTCCAAGACTGTGACCGTGCCACCCGATCTCGCAGTCACTGTGTATGTGCCCGCACAGTCACCTGTCGCGACAGACAAGCGGGAGCCAATACCAATTGCTTCACCGCCAAAAGAGTAGGTCTCAAATGGCCCAGAAATCGTATTCGCAACTGCGTCGAAGGCGTGTGTTGCTGTTACGGAATAGCTGAGATAGGGCCAATATTGACGGTGTGTGTCCGGGAAATCTTGCGCACCACCGCGCGCCAAATGCGGGTGTTCAGTCGTGGATAGGAAGGGCATGCCGCCGCGCCCGCGAATTTCGGCAACGATTTCTAACAGATCTTGCGGCATAGACGGATAGCTAGATTGCCCATCCATATCTGTTTTTCCGCCCGAGTTCATCGGATTAAAACCGACCCAAATGTCGTGGTCCGTTTCAACCGTGCCCTGAATTTGCGCCAGAAACTGCGAGATGACTGTGCCGCCAACGGCCTTCATATCAACCGCAAATTCGACATTCTGCATCAGCCCAAACGCATCACTCGCGCGGTCGGCCAATAGTTGCGCCGGAGCATACGGCCCTGCGGCTCCGCCCTCAGCGGTCGCACCCGTGTCAATGGAATCCCCAGATGCCCCGATTTTGATTGTGCGGGCAGCTGCTTTTGTGCGTACGCCATCGTTCCATGTGTAGAAATTGACTGGATTTCGTGGATCATCAGGCCAAGCAACGTCAAGCGGGTTCACGCCCATAATTTTAGTGGTCAAGGTCCGCGCTTCATCGGCAAAACTGCCAATGCCTGCTATCGCCTCAAGCAATGCGATGCGGTCCGAATTTGAAATGGTGTCCGCAATGACAGCATCCAGATCGGCAGTGGTGACGCCCGATGCGATCAGTCCCCAAGCACTCTGTGGCGGACCGGCAAAGCGCAGTAGAGCATGACGATTGAGCTTAAACTCTCCGCCGCTAAACGCCTCATTCGCGCCATGTTTACACAAATATGATGATCCATTCAGGACCACCTTTGCTGGTCCGGTATTGGCCTGAGGCACCTGAAAAGATACAAGTGTGCCATCTGTCGCGCTCACAGGCCGTGGCGTGGTCAGAGTGTAAATGTCATATGTGCCATCGTTAGAATAGGCCACAGATGTTGAGCGCGCGAGGTGATGATTGATCGTAGAAACGTCCGCCGCATTGAATTCAACAATAAAAGTCGCGCCCGGCAAATTTGGCCGAATGATCATCGACCTGCCCGGTTGAATTTCACCGCCCTTCATCGCACCGCCTGTGTAATCAACCAAATCACGCGTCACACCGGCCACCGTCGCAGTCGGCGCAGCCGTGTTCGCAGCGGTCGGCGTAAACAAAATGCGTGTTTTAGAGGCGAGAATTTGCGCATTTGTCAGATCGCAATCAGTGAGTGTCAGGATAATTGCATTTGCCGTTCCCGAAACATCGGCGCGCCACACCGCACTCGCTGCATTCGCCGTTTTGTCAGATTTGCCACCCAGACCAGAATCGCCGATACGCACCCAAGCGCCTGTTTGCACCTCATAAAGTCCGTCCACCGCGATGTCACCGGACCCGCTAACGATTGCCTGATCACCATCCGCCAGCGTTGCTGGGTCCTCAAGACCAGCGACAGACGTGGCCCGATCAACAACCCCTGCGTATGTCTCTGCCATAGCGGCGGCAGCTTCAGCTAGAGCCATACTTTCGTTTGCTGTGGTAGCATGAGCAGCCGCAATATCTTTCTGTTTAGATGCCTTCGCAGCGTGGTGCTTGGCCGAATACTGACCCGGATCAACCTCAACATCTTCTGGATTTTCGGCCCATTGTTCGGACTTGTCCTGTGCCGCCTCTGCCGCAGTAATTGCTCCGGCCACATCACCAAACTGCGCGGCAATCGCAGCCACTTGATCGGCATTTACCTGCGCCGATCCAGCCGCCGCTGTAGCCGCCGCTTGGGCTGACAGAGCCAATGCTAGGACACTTGGTGCGGTTGGCTCTTCAATGTCTTGACCCAACAGGGACATGATCTCAAGCGGTCCTGGGCCGGAAAACGAAATCGGCCCAAGGTTTTCGGTCTTTGATACCGGACCATTGAGACCAGCAATCACATAATGCAATGAGACATTGTAAAGCCGCCCATTGACCCCACTTTCCGGCGGCCAGAGCATGGCCGAAAAGTTGCCATCGACATCAAGTGCATAGCTTTCTGCAGCACCGGCAACAACAGCCTGACCCAACTCGACATCCCATTTGTTCAGTTGGAAAGAAATCACGCCACTGCCAGGCTTGGAGCCATCAGGCATCTCAATAGGACCAACGATGTTGGTTTTGGCTGTCGCCATGTCATGTACTCCGATGTTATGTGATTGTGGCCGTGACCGTCGGCGTCAGAACACTTTCGATCTGTGACACGTTGATGGCCTTGGCGGTATAGTCATATGTCCCGGCGCCGGGGCTGTCTGTGAATTCGAGGACAACAGCCGCCTCACTCGCAAACTCGAAAATAACGACAGCATCGCGCAGCACCTGTGTTTTCCAATTTGAGGCGGAGGCGGAGGCGGTGACCTCGACATTTGCTGTGCCATCGGCGTTGTCGGTGACGATCAATGATGATGGTGCATCAGGGGCGGTAGAGACGGCCAATGCCGGCACATCCTCCTCAATGACATATGCGCCCTTGGTGCCGCCTGGTGTGACAAGACATCCACGCACATCATAAAGCGCACCGTCTGTCAGGATTCCGGTGTTTGCGCTTGTCTGCATCGCAGTGACAACAAGAGTGGTCCAAGTGTCCGCCCCAGCCGGAGAGACCTCTATGCGCGGCGTGAGAGCATCCGACACGGGCGCATCCCATGCCACACCAATCGCCGCTGCCCATGCGTTTTGGGCCGTCTGCACACCAGACGGCGCGGCATTGAAATTTGCCAATGTCGGGATTGTGCTTGGCGTGTCATCATCCGGTCGCACCTGCGGAAGGCCCTCTTCGATGGTGCTCCATGTCGTCGCCGCAAAGTCAAAGAGCGAAAGCTGGAGCGTCACCTGAAGTGTGCTCATGTCTACAATCGGCGCTTTTTCAATCAGATAAACGCCTGACAAAATTCCAAAATCCAAAGTCACAAGGCGCTCGCGGATGGCGCGCAGACCACGCGGATGCAGCCGCACAGTGATGCGCTTTTCCGGGTTGTCGATGTAGCTTTTCAGCTTTGCCAATCGCCGCGCTTGGCTGTGACTCGGCACCGCCGAAAGATCAAAGGTATCGGCAACAAGGCTTGCACCAAACTCAGCCTCCAAATCGTCGCGCACCCATGGATCGCCGGTCACAGAGACATAATCAAGGCTGCGATCGGTGTATGTGAAAGGAAGCTCGGTAAAATAATCAAGCAGGTCCGGGCCATTATTGACCTCATCAAAGCCAATGATGTCCCGAGACGTCAAAGTGACGGTTGGCGCATCATATTTACCGGCGCGAATCCCGAATGTCCCATCCGGCAAGAGGACAATGTCACCGCCACAGGATGCAAGCATGCGCCCCAAAATATCCTGCGGGGCCTCCGTCATGGAATATGTCATCGACACCCGATAGCGCGGCTCTGTGCCGCCGCCAGCAAGCGGGATCGCATCATCGCAATCATCCGCTGCGGCGGATAGCCAATTCATATTGACGCGGACAGGCACATTCAGACCATCCGGCGACCCAATAAAATCAGCAATTTGAAGCGCAGCATTGTCTGAGTATGCATAGCCGTTCGACCTTGGGTCATATATCGGCGGAGATCGAAGCACTTGCGTGATGATAGGCGGATCAGTCGGGAAGACATCGCGATAGCTTTCTGCGGGAACCTGTTGCCGCCGCATATATGTGGAGCACAGACCATCGAGCCGGTGGTTTTCTGTCCAGACCGGATAGTAAGACGTGAGCTCAGAATAGTGCGTCTCTGGGATTTGACCTGTGCGGGTCTCAACATAGACCCGCCGAGAAACATTTGTGGGCAATCCAACCTCAGGGTCCCATGGCGGGCCTAAATCAATGGTCCAATCACCAAAAAGACCACCATCATCAGTGTCGTAGAGATACTTATTGGCGACAAAATTTTCCCCATCAATCTCGACCACATCGCCATCAAGGCGCGTCTCAACAATTGTATATGGCCCGCCATGACCATGAACGGTGACCTGATGATAAAACCCATCTTTGGCGCGCCGAAAGACGACCTGACCACCCGTCAGGACCTCACCCTTATGCACAAACCGCTGCCCTACAGTCTGCTTGAATACGGTCTTGATGTCATCCGGCGTCGGGGCACTCTGACCTTTTGCAAAGGCTCCTTTTGCGGCATTGATAAGCGCAAAATTCACGAGAGACCCGGCAAGCGTGAGCGCCCCGCCAGCCCCGACCAGAGTCACGCCAAAGACAGACAAGCTACCCGTCAGGCCGGTGAGAGCCGTAAATGCCCATGCGACAGCCTGCACCATTACACGCCCCACCCTTCCAATATCTCAAAGCTGCATGGCATCATTATGCCGGTTTTCGTGCGCACATAGGGCCGAGCGCCAACAAGAATTGCCCCAAGAGTTTGACCCGCCGTGCGGATCACGGCGATCCCATCCTGCGTTTCGCCGGCGCGCTCACCGCGCATCGCTTTACGGCTCATATTCAAAAGCCCGCCCCCAGAAATCATTACGCGACGACAGCTCATCCAGTCGTCATAAGCGCCAATGATGTGATATCCGGGGTTTCGCCCTGTCACACTTTCCCATGCCAAAGACGGCCACAGGCAACAGTCATTGCGCCCCCAGACCCAAGGGTCTGATCGTGTTTCACTCACAAATTTCAGAAACATCACCAGTCCGTGAGCTTAATTTCGGTGTCAGACACCTCGACCACAAATCCCAATCCCAGGTCTTCGGGATGCCGCCTTTGTTGATCGCGGTCGGTGTAATAGCCAGAGAGCGGGACACCAGCACGGAAAAGACCGCCCTCAACAGTGAGAGACACCACGGCTCCACCCGGAACAAACGTCCCAATCACTCGGGACATGATGCCGTAATCCATTGTAATCGGATCACCAAGCGGAACACGACGGCCATGCTCATCAAGGCTCACGGGATCAAAAATCTGCATCCAAAGCCTTGCGGAGCGACCCAAATAATCAGCCCTGTTGCCGATAAGCTCAGGGATACGTGCCTCAGAATATCCGACCAAATCTTTTGGCAAACCAAGCTGATACTCACGATATGGCGCAAGCTCACTGCCACCGCCGATCTCGCTCATGCCGACGAGATCGCCAAGACCTTCCCACTCATAGCCACCAGCGATAAATGGCACACTCCAATCTGAGACACGCACAGGACCGCTGGCAAAATCCATTTCCAGCATGAAAGCCTTGTGGATCACCTCTCGGTCCAAAGCCGACATCATGGCCTCAGGGTCAGGCTGCGTCGAAAGAAAAACGCTCATCTCTGAAAGACCTCTTTAGCCGTGAATGTAACAGGTGCAGCGTAGCGCATGCCGGTCGGATAGGCCCGACCATCGCTATCATTTGACAGCCGCAAAAGGATGGTTGGACCTGATATTTTCACCTCATCACCCACCGCCACAGACATACGCAGAGGCGGCAAAAATGAGACCACACCAGAAGCATTTGATTGGACCTCATACAAAAAGTCATTAATCGAAAAATACCCGCCCGGATTGATGTTCTCGCCCGAATATCCAGACAGATTTATGATCGTGCTACCGGCTGGCGCATCAGCGGCCACAATGCAGATACCGCCATCCGGGATCGGGCCGGAAATTGGCAGAGCAAAAGAATTCCAGACCTTGAAGCGAAACGGATTTTGCCGCCCGCGCAAAGAATGGATGAATGCGCGCCAGACAGGAATTGTCTCACGAATGAGCTTCCCCGTAGTGATCTTTACTTCCCAAACGCCATTTTCGCGACCCACGATTTGCTCATCACCATCAAGGCCAGGACCCGCCGTCACAGACGTCATTGACAAAAACGGCGAACCCTCAATGCGACCATTGATGTCAAGAGGCCAGTCAATAACCGTCATTTTGGACGCCTTTGCTGCTCTGATACGTTACGATTGTTTTGCTGCACAACACGCACAGCGACCGGCAACGCAGCGGCTGCACCTTCTTGGCGCGCGATCGCACCAAGGGTGCCATCATCATTGACATTGACGTCAACAACCACCCTGACCTCACCCCCCGACACAGACCCGGACAAAGCCTTTTGCGCTTGCGGCACATTGAGGATCGCACCATTTTGTGACGGCACAAACACCTCAGAATTTGGCGTATTTTCATTGACGAGATAGGGCACACCGGCACTCACAGACCCACCACCAGCCCGCGCACCACCCAAAAGTGATCCAATAATTCCGCCACCGGAGCCACCAAAAGCAGACCCCAGAAGAGACGAAAGACCAGAACTGAAACCAGAGACGCCGCCACTGCCAAAAAGCGCATATTCCAAAGCGGCACGCTTGATAGCCTGCCACAACCGATCAAAAGCATCTGTCGCCCCGCCCGCCACATCCAATATGGCCTCACCGATATCAGCGCTGATATCAGAAAAATACTGGCCTCTCCATTTGCATCGGACAAAGCCTCTTCGACCATCTCAATGGCGCGGGAATAGGCCTCAGGATGTGCCGCAAAAAACCCCTTGGCATTCAACTCCTCAAGCTCGGCAATATCGGCCTCATACAGCTCAAGCGCCGTGCGCGTCTTGTCGATCCAACGCGCAGCCTCGCGCATATCATCACTGACGCTTGACGATGATCCACCACCGCGACCAGCACCTGACCTTGATGAATTTGCGGCAATATTCCCCTGAGCAATAGAGGACACCTGAGAATCTGATAGGGTGAGCCCCTTTTTCTGCGCCTCTGATCGGACAGATGCAATCTCGCGCTCAAGTGATAGCTGATCTTTGGTCAGACTTTGGATGCGCTCTTGCTCTGCTACATAGTCCGATGCCGCTGCGGCTTGCCGGCCAAGAGCGGCAATTTCGGATAACGCCGCTGCTTCCGGCGATGTTGCTACAGGCCGATTTGCAAGAGATGCATTTAAACTGTCCGATTGAGCCGTCGCGGCGGAAAGAACTCCAACAATATATGAAATTTGCTCGCTGATTGCCGACATATCGACACCGGCAACATTCTCCAAACTGCCCGCTGCATCCATAGCTGAATCGAGAGTATCGCCAAGGGACGCGTTGTACTCATCAACATCAATCATGCCATTCTCTAGCTGGGCATTTAATGCCGCTATGTTCTGCGCGGCCTGCCCCAAGTCGGCACCGATATCGCCAAAACCACTCATACCAGACAGTTCTGCATCAGCATAAAGCGACCCAGACAACTTTTCAGATTCGGCCAAAACCGCGCCGATTTGATCCGCGAGCTTTCTTAACTCATCAGCCTGCTCAGCCCTCAAATCACCGATTTCTGAAAATTTTGCAAAGACATCAGACCCAAGCATTGATTTAGCAAGCGCATCATTGGGAAAAATATCATCAAGGGTCGTCGTCCCCATGTCAGACAATACCTCTGCCCAACCCATGGCCGCTTTTTTTGCATATCCCTGCATCTTGACTGACAAAGCGGCCCACTGACGGTCAATTTGATCTGCCTTTTTGATCATCACATCATCAAGCACGGCACCAACCTCATGTGCCCGCTCTATGGTATCCGTCAGCGCAACCTGACCCTGACCCAACAGCTCGACAAACCGCTCACCCGCCGTGCCCCCAAACAGCTCATCAGAGATACGGATTTGTGCCGCCTTATCCAAACCCTCCATCCGTCCCAGCATTTCAAGCATCAAGTCAGATGGTTTTTTGATTTTTTCCTTTAATTCATCGGATGTGTATCCAAGGCGCTGCAACGCCTCCGCAGCCGGACCGACGCCAGTGACTGTAAATTCGTCCACCCGAAGGTTCAGTTCCTTGAATCCATCGACCAATGAATCGACGCTGATCCGGTTTTGATCCGCGACATATGACCACTCTTGGAATTCCTCCACCCCAAGACCGGACCGCTTTGCCTCATTGCCGATCTGAGCAATGCCATTGACCGTACGACCGATGTTGCTAAGGACCATATCAAGCGAAGCTGTGATCGCACCCGCCGCAATACCGGCAATGAACGTCTTGCCCATTGCCGTCGCACTTTTGCTGATTTTTGTCAGATTTCCATCAACGGTACGCGCCATACCTGTGGTATTTTTACTTGCATCCCGCGTCATGCGCGCAATCAGTTTGTTGTTCCGATCCATCGCGCGCGCAAAATCTTTGTCCTTTGCCTGTAAAAGGATCGTGATGCGTTCAAGGTTTTCATCAGGCATAGCGCGCTTCAAGCTCCTCTAGATCTTCGATTGTGGGCGGCGGCAATTCTCCAGACGCTGCCGCCTGTGCCTCATTCCACGCCTCGACCAATTCACTGGTCTCTTTTGGCGTGAGGGCGCGCACCTCGGCGGGCAATCGCCCCATCACTCCACAGATGTTTTTAACGCGCTGACCTGCATCGTACCGCTCTTTTCGATCGACTTTTTCACGCGCGATCCAGCCGCTTTTTTTTTATCCCCATCGACCAAAGCAGCGGGAATAAAAGTCACGCCCAAAAGGCGCTGTGCGGTCAGTCGCAAAGACAGATTATCGGATGGCGGCAGAGAGGCGATCAGCGCGTCAGCCGCACGATCCGTCATGCCACCGCCCACCAACGCAAGTGCCACGATGTCACGCACATGACTGACCTTGGGCGCATCTCCACGACCAAAAAGCTGATCGAACAACTGGAAAACGCCGAAATCATATTGCTGCTCAAACCGCTCAATCTCAGCGTTCCGCAACAAGAGACGGCGGGACTCCCCGCCGATCTCCTCTTCATATGCGCCCGTGCCAGAAATCGCCAAAATCAGCCTCCGGCGTAAAGGTCACAGCGCCAGACGACCCAGCCGAAATGCCCATGGTCACACCGCCTGACATTTCCCCGCCAAGCTCAAAACTTGAGAAAAAGAAGCTGCTCGCAAATGTGCCAAAATTTGGAACGATGACCTGCAAATTGGCAAACGGCGTGTCGGCCAAAACAGTGGTGAGCGCCGCCACTTCTTCGGTGCGACCTTTTGAAATACCGTTGCCGGAGAAACTCACACGCTTGGTGCCATCAAGAACTTCGGTCCACATCGGACCCTCAGGCGCATCACAATCAGGCGTCGTCACATCGATCTCTTCGTTGTTGATCGTGATGGTTTTGGTCGTCAACGCGCAGAGCGTCGTAAAAACCTCTGGGTCCGCCCCATCGCCAATCTTGATCAGGAGCGTGCGCCCCTTTTTCTTTGCCATATCGGCCTCCATTTTTTGGAAATGGGCCTGCGCCCGGATTGCCTTGCCGAAGGGCGTTTAGTCGGCCAAAGCGATAGACGCCTCAAAAGCGACAGTCGCGATGTAGCTTTTGCCATCCGCCGCGCGGATCACGGCTTGCGTGAGGTAATCACACCAATCGACGGAAAATCCCGGCAATATCAGCGCCGCATCATCAAGAGACGTGCGCACCGCGGCGGAAATTCGTGTGGCCTCAACACGACCATTCACGGGCCGTGAATGGCACTCAATCGAAAATTTGATGTCATCATCCGTAAAGCACCCGATGCGATCCGCACTCAGATCAATGTTGCCGATCCGAACATAGGGAAAAACAACATCCTGCGGCGGCTCATCATAGATGCGACCAGACACAAGTGCGGATACGCCAGTATCCGCCTTTAACCAGCCAACAAGCGCAGATTGCAAAGCAAGCGCTGAATCGTCAGCCATTGAAAAGCTCCTTTGCCGCCTTGCTCACTGCGCGCTTCGCACGATTTTTACGCCGCTTACGCGTGACATTGAGCACTGGATTTACAAATGGCCTTGGGCCACTCTCACCCTCAATCACCTTTGACTTTGCACCAAAGTCAGCCAGATATGACCCATCGGCGTTCTGTTTGCCCTTGATATCCGCGCGACTTTTGCCGCTCTTAACCGGGATCAAGACCTTCGTCATGGCGATCAATTCGTCACCACTTTTTTTTGTCGCCTGATCGACCTTTTTTTTGATACGATCAGGCAAAGCGGACAATTTTCTTGCAACACGATCACCACCGATCACAGTCATTTGGAGACCCCTTCTTGAAAACCATTCTCATGATTATTTCGATTGTTTTCATGTTTGGCGGCATGGTCACTTTCCTCACTGCGGAATCAGCAATCCACGAAATACTGGCCGTATTGGCGATCGGATTTGGTGTGATTTACATTGGTCTTGGCGGCATCATTGCAGCCATTGAGGATGCCGCTAAGAAGTGACCTCTTCACAGGTCATTTCAACGACCGCACCCTTTCGACCAACCGCACCAATGCCGCGAATGTCCCATGTTGCACCGCGCGCTTTAATGCGATCAGCCTCACCAATTGCCAAAACATCATCAGACTGACGAAATCGGATTGTGGCAGTTCGCGGGCTTTCCAGCCGACCGGACGCAATAGCCTCTTTTCCAAGACCTTCAAGCATATCCGCCCAAAGCATCATGACCACACCGGGCGCTGTTTCGATATCCGCCCAGGCTGAATTCGGATTCCCATATCCATCATCACCAGCGACCAGACGCTCAAAGGTAACCGGCTCTCGAAATCGTCCAGCCGCCATCAGATCACCCTCCACCGCAATGGTGCCATAAGGGCATCAACGGCTATCGGCAATGTCGTGATATTTCCGATGACGACAGCTTCGCGGTTCTCATACCAATGGCCCACCAAAAGCTTGACAATGACCTTGACCACTTCACGGTTTGACTCTGGCAACTCACAATCAAATTCTACTGTCCCGGCCTCTTCGATGGTCACGACAGCGCCATTTGCACAGAGCGTGATTGGCACAGAGACACCACCAACCCGCGCATCTGTGATGTCGGGAAAGGGCAACAAGACATCGCCCGCCTCAGCATCCACACTCCACGTTTGCGGCATGATACAGCGCCCCAAAACCCCCTTCCACCCATCAAGATACGCAACTGCCGCAGATGTGAGTTGAGAAATCAGGGTGTCCTCATAAGAATGCGACACGCGAAGGTGCGCTTTCACCTCATCAATAGAGGTAAAAAGCGCACCCGGAGGCGTTATGAGAACAGGCACAAGAACCGTCAT